ACGATTTCCGCCGCCCTGCTCCTATCCGCATAGTTTTACCGGAAACGGAGCAGAACGGGCTAGAATCGCTTAAATAGCAGTTTTGTCTGTGATTTCGATTTTATCAAGAAACGCTTTAAGATGAAGGAACATCATTTCAGCTTCGGAACGAACATTGCCATCAACAATGTATTCGTCTTTTTCCTGGTTATAATGCGCACCACACATGCCGATATACGGGAAATCAAAGCTATGGATCTTGGACACTTCGCCGTTTTTCTTTAGCGGATAAAAAGCAATTCTCGTAAATAAAGCGCACGGAATCGACAATCCGCTGTCAATGTTCTGACAGATATACAATACACCTTCCTTTCCGTTTTTCTTAACACGAATAACAGTCTTTCCAGTTTCAATGCCGTTCATGTTCAAGAACTCCTTGACAGCATTGTATTCATTGCTTCTTGCGCTGCTGTACAGTTCTCTTGCCTGTTCGTTTTCTTCTTTCGCCTTTTTCACAAGTTCAATAATCTTTTCGAAATCCATTTAAAAAATCCTTTCATCTTGTGTTTTGCTGTTTTGCTGTTAGCTTATACCAAGCATATTTGCAACCTGTTTTGACTGCGCTTCTGACAAAACAAGTTCAATTTTCTTTTCCTGTACTTGTTGTGAAAGATAATTCAAGATTTCATCATACCTTGCTTTCCATGAATCTCTTTCAGCTATCAGCGCTGAGCATTCTTCTCTGTGCCTTTTTTCGAGATATGTAATCTCAGCTTTCATATCATATTCTGGAACGGATTTTACTGTTTTCGCTTGTTCTATACATTTCCGAGCAATCCGTAAGCCTTTATTTATAATTGGATCTTCTGGATACCATTGCTCTGCATTAAGTTTTTCTTCAATCTCTTCCAAAATCGCAGACCTATCAATCAAATCAGCCATTGTCAGCCCTCCTTTGCTTCATACGACTTGCACTCTCCATCTTCGATCACAAGCGGCGTGAAATCAGTGTCACCAAGTTCACAGTATCCGCCGACATTGTTCGCGCACGACCATTCATCACACCTGATGTTCATTGTCAGCACCTCCAACCTTTTTGCTAACGTCAGCAATATGGTCTGCATCCATTTGTGCCATTTCTTGATATACGGAATGCACTCATGTGTGCAATGATCTCCGCTGTATCTTTCATTCAGTGCACAAACTCCGCAGCCAGCAACATTGTCAAGCCACTTCGAAAGCTCGTCATCGGTCATAGCTCTAATCTTGTCACCGTTTGTCATCTTTGCTCACCTCTTTCATAACCCATTTCCTACCACATTCTTCACAGTCATTGTCAAGACAATTGGTCACATAGTGGCAAACAGACGAATTTACAAGTTCTATAAGCTCCTCGTCCGTCATCTGACGGATGCGGTCGGCGTTGCTTTTCGGCTGCTTTACTTCTTCATGTTCTCTGCAAATCGCAAGTGCTGTGATCGCGTGTGTCATCGCGTCAATGTAATCCGCGTGCGCGTGCCGTTCCTCCGCATCCCAGTGTTCGTCAGAATAGCCTTCGGCACGTTCAAGCCGCCTGCACCAGTATTCGCGTGCTTCTTCAATCGTCATTCCGTCCACTCCTTTCAAAACGGGTATTCGTTCAGATAATCGGCAATGCACTTGTCGCAGCATTTATATTCTTCTTTACAACTATTCCTGCATCCGTGTTTATATTTTTCGCATATATATTCATCGCATCTGCATTGTTTATCGCCAAGCAAATCCAATACACACATTTTCGGATTTGCACGTTTGTTCATCATCGTAAGCAGATCATAAAGACTATGATCCATGATTTTGTCTCTGTTACGTTTTGGCATCGTCAGCACCTCTCAATCGCAGTTGTTGTATCTGCTGCACCGAACATAGTAGTGCCCGTCCAGTTCGTACACGCTGGATGATGACGCGCCGTATCCGAACCGCTCCGATTCCGTCAGCACTTTTTCGGCATCCTCTTTTGTGAGATAGCCTTTGTTCGCTTGTGCGCGTTCGTGCTGTTCTGCCGTAATCTCTCTGTCCCAGTACGTCATGCCGCGTCCGCATGTGCCTGTTGTAATCACATTTATATCATGCATTTTCATAACTCCTTTACTTCTGTAATCCGGAAGTTTCTTCCTGTTTCGCGCTTTACCATGCACTTGCTTGTCTTTTCGCGGATTCTTCCTCCGAGCGCTTCGTCAAAGTGAATGATCTCGTCAAGCATAAACTCAGTGCTGATAATCGTTTTTTTATCAGCATTGTATCGTGCGTCTATTATTTCAAGCGCGTATGAAAGCATCTCCGCTGTCGGCGGAATATTTGTGGGCGTTTTCAGGAAGTCATCAAGATAGAGGATATCTGCATCCGTGCACTCTCTGAAAATTTGCTCTTGCTCATACTCCTTAAACTTTGTCTGCACAAGTTTGTCAAAAAGTCTTTTCCATTGGATATATCTGATTCCACGACCGCGCTTTGCAAGTTCCGAGCAGATTGCTGTGCACAGATGCGTTTTCCCTGTTCCGCTTTGCCCCGCAAACAGAAACCAGCCGTTCCCATCACGATTCGCATACTGCAATGCGCTTTGCTTGCATCTGATTCGCCAATCCGTATCCGTGATATACGAATCAAAGGTGCATTTCTTGTAAAGATCGCCAAGACCGGAATTCTGCATCATCTGGATGTATCTGCGATGTGCCATGCAATGACATTCACGCATTACCCTGTTTCCGTCATCATCAAGAATCTGATAATTCCCCCGATTTTTGCAGTCCGGACAATCAATGCCGCCAAGCTGCCCTTCTGATTCGTTGTACCATTCGCACTGTTTATGAGCAAACTCTGCTTCTGTCATCGGCTTTACTTCACCGTGCTGATTCCGGTATTCATCCGGAATCAAGCTGTGAAAAAGGTCAGATAATTTCATCTCCGAATCGGTCATAAAGCACCCCGTCTTTCGTGTATCTTCCATTTTGCGATTCTTGCGGCTTCTGGTCAGATCGCTGTGCATTCAGATAGCTTTCAAACTTCGTGCCGAACAGCGTTTCCGGTCGAAGAAACTTTTGCCATTCAGTCCCGATCCAGTCTGCGCACTTTTTGTCGATCACTGCTTTGAAGTCATCAACCGTAAAGCCTTCGTTCAGCCTTGCCACAAGATGCCGTTTCGTTGCTGCTGTTGTTGCTTTGTATCGTGTTCCGGCTTTTTCGTTGAGGTAGTCAACGATTTCGACAATATATGTTTTATAATCTGTGTTTATATCTGTGTTTATATTTGGTATTGGTCGTCCCTCACGGGACAATCCATTGTCAGTTTTGGGACAATCCATTGTACCTTTTTGGACAATGCATTGTCCCTTTTCAGTCAATGCGTACCAGAGTGTCCTGTCATACGCTTCTTTGTTGAAGTTTCCTTTAATAAGGATTCCTTCGTCAAGAAGTTTCTGCAATGCGCCGTACACTTGTTTCTCACTCATGTACGGGAACAACTCGTGGAATGCTTTACGGCTATTAAAAGTCCAGTATCTCCCTTCGTAAAAGTTCACTTCATTTGCTTCGTTGTGCCGGATCCAGTACGCAATATTCTGCAAAAGAATTGCGGCGTTTACGCCATATTCTGTTGCAATTTCTGCATCGAAAACGTGAACCATTCTGTTACCTCGCTTTCGTTAAGCGTTTATTTAAAACGGAACTTCACCGTCTGACAGAATTTCCTCAAATTCAGCGATATCCTGCACGTTCAGTGCTTCTGCCGCATTATTTGCAGCAGGATGCTGTGATTGTGCCTGCACTTGCTGAACAGGATGACCACTCTGCTGATTGTCAGACTTGCTTCCGCAGAAGTGAACGTGCGTCACGCTGACATTGTAACTGTAATGTTTCACTCCGTTCTGATCTTCGTAGTTGTTGTTTTTGAGATTTCCCTCAACAAGAATCTCCTGCCCCTTTGAGAAATACCGTGAAACAAATTCAGCGGTATTTCTCCATGCAGTGCATTCGATGAAGTCTGTCTGCTTGTTTCCGTCTTTGTCCTTGAATCCGTCAACTGCAACCGAGAAGCGACACACAGAAATGCCGCTTTGTGTTTGCCGAAAATCAGGATCACGAACGAGCCGCCCTTTAATAATTACGATGTTCATTTATCAGCCCTCCATGATCGCGGCGAAATCGTCAGGCTGTTCCGCCGGAATAGGCTCAGCAGAAACTTCGACGGAATCAGAAGTATTATGCGTATTATCATAACGCTCTTTCATTTTTGTGCTAATGCTTTTTGTTTGATCTTCCATGTCAATAATTTCGACTTCATCAACATGGTCAATTGTTCCATTCTCATTGATTACACCGCCGTCAGCTTCATACGCTTTCTGCATTTCAAGTGACATAATTCCCCACTTGCTGATAAGCTGTCGCAGCATAGTCTTTACCGCCATAGCGTCAAAGTCCTTTTCCCAGAACGTATAGCCTTTGTGTGCCTTGTATCCCATGCTGTACTTTTCGGCGTGAGACTCCATCTTTGCGCGGCTCCAATAGAGCACCTTTCGGAATCCGTTGTGATACTCAAACATTGCGTAATAGCCGATAGCCGGCAGGCTTTCGCGCTGTGCTTCATCTTCAATATAGGTAAGCACGATTTCGTCATTGAACGGATCATAGAGAATCAGCTCGCCTTCCTTGACAGCCATAGCGTTAATACGCTTATACTCGCCGGAACGCTGTGCAAGCTGCAACATTCCGCGATACCCAAGCTGAAACTGTGCTGTCACGCGGTTGTTTTTCCGGTCGTTGAACGGAACAATGTAATACTGTCCGAGCTGCGGAGATGGAGAAAGATTCAGCGTTTCGCCAAGCAGACCGGCGGAAACGATAGTGCTTGCATCACAGTTCTGCAATGCCGGATTAGTAGCAACCGCCGAAGTGATTGCCGTGACGAAACGTGCCGCCTTTTTCGGATCACCAAGCGTATTGTTAATCATACGCTTGTATGCGTCCGAGTTGATTGTCATGGAAAATGTCGGTTTCTTTGCCTGCTTTGCAAGCGAATTGTTCACTGCCATAGTGTTTTCCTCCTTGATTCTGTTTAATTATTCTTTGACAACAGCATACTTGATGCCGTTCTCTTTCATGTACTGCACGAGTGCAATCAACTTTGATTTTTCGCACTCGACTTCAAACTTGCCATGAAGCATCGGCTCTGACGCTGTTTCTGTGCGATTTACGGTGCTTTCGTCAGTTTCGGGTGTAATTACTGTCCCTTGTGTTCCATCGCTTGTATGAGCGTTCTGGACAGCCTGATCGCATTCATGTTCTTCACGGGCTTTCTGGATAGCTTCGGAGCGTTTCAGTTCTTCACTGTGCTGCCGTTCAAGCTGTGCCGCATATACAAGAGTCTGAGATAGATTCAGGTTTTCCATCCACTTATTAGCAATCGCCGTGAACATCTGTGAACTGCCGTATTGAGCTTGAAGCGACTTGTATTCATCCTGCAAGCGGATGATTGTATCACCGATCTCCGTTTTGAGCTTATCGACCGTCATGCCCTTGTTTTTCCACTTTGGATTCAGGATGCGTTCAAGTTTCAGCCACGGCAGAGAGTTGATAGAATCGAAGAAAGCTGTAAGCTCTGCCAATTTGTTTTCCGCCTGAATATCCTCAAACTCTTTGATCTTGCCGTCAATCGCCGTAATCGGCTTATCAATCAGCGCGGACAGCTCTTTGCACTGTGTTTCCAGCTTTGTAAACTTGTCAAGATACGCCGCTTTCGCGTCTTTGCGGTATGTTTCAATCTGCTCCTTGACCTTGCGCAAATGTGCGCGGGTTTTCTCTGCGTCCTTCACGCTGTCAGCCGTGATTACAACATCCGTCTGATACTGCGTCAGCGCTTCACTGATCGCCGCTTTGACCTCTGCAAAGTTTCCAATCTCTGCCGGAAGTTCCGGCTTGTCGGTGCGCATAATGATTTCAAACTGTGTCATTCTTATTCTCCTTTTTGCCTTGCGGCTCGAAATTCACACATGGTCTATCGTATCTTCCTTTAAGTCTAATGTTGTGCTTTTGGCATGTACATACCATAGAAAGACTACTTGATAAAAACCATTTGCACATATTGCACGATAAGTAATAAATTCGTTTTTCATTGCTCATGTTTTACCCCCATTGCTCTGCCATAGCTTGCGCGATTCCATGGACTGTCTTACTTCTCTGCTTTGCTGTTTCTGGATCGTTCCACCGCAGAATTTTTCCATTTTCGTCTGTCGCCCAAGCTGCCGCAAGACCGTCACTGTAATTTCTAGTTTTCAGTTTATATTCGACAATTTCTGTCGGCTGCAATTTCGGAAGTCCTTTCAGCCATAAACAAGTAGCTTTTCTAGCAGGATAACCGAATTGATACGGCTGAATAATCTGATCCGCTTTCCGGTATGCTGTACTCATGTGACCAATAGTATTTTCAATAGCTATCCGTTCACAGTCTGCATTCACAAAAGCCATGAAGAACTTTACAGCATCTTCTCGGTCTTTGTATCTCTGCCGTGCCTTGTCGCCGTACCGTTCCACATTGAACCACCGATTGCCAGTATTTGTCAGGTATGTGCAAGGCGGATGCGCAATCAGCAAATCCCACTTCGGAATATCATGCGTCACGCCGTCCATAGTCACGATTTTCCCACCCTGAATTGCTTTCAGCGCATCACCGAGGATGTGCCATTCAGGATGACCGCCTGAAGGTTCTTGTATGTCACAACTGAACGCATTGTGCCCGCGCTCTCTGAATGCCATTCACACGCGCTGCGATTCTTCGCAAGCAACAAGCACGTTCATTCCTCATCATCCTCGCATTCCACAAACTCGCCGTTTTCAAGTTTGTACCATGTATCAGCTTTTAGCGTTTCTCCGTCAACCACTCCGGCTTTCCATTCCGTAATAACGCCGTTTTCATTTCGATTTGCAAGCGCAATCAATGTATTACACCTTGCTTTCGCTTTGCTGTTAAACGCAGCAATCACACAGTTTTCCCCCGCCGCAAGGATTGACCAGTCCTGTGCCGCAAGGCTTGAACAGTCCTGTGCCGCAAGGCTTGAACAGTCCTGTGCCGCAAGGCTTGACCAGTCCTGTGCCGCAAGGCTTGACCTGCCCTGTGCCGCAAGGCTTGAACAGTCCTGTGCCGCAAGGCTTGACCTGCCCTGTGCCGCAAGGCTTGACCAGTCCTGTGCCGCAAGGCTTGAACAGTTCCGTGCCGCAAGGCTTGAACAGTCCTGTGCCGCAAGGCTTGAACAGTTCCGTGCCGCAAGGCTTGAATTGTCCTGTGCCGCAAGGCTTGACCAGTCCTGTGCCGCAAGGCTTGACCAGTCCTGTGCCACAAGGCTTGACCTGCACTGTGCCGCAAGGCTTGACCAGTCCTGTGCCACAAGGCTTGACCTGCACTGTGCCGCAAGGCTTGACTCATTTTTCCCTTTTTTATTTTTTTCTGTTTGTGACTTTACAAACTCAAAATGAGCTTTGCATATTCCGGCAACATCCAGTTTCGCCCCGATCTTGATTTTCTTTGCGCAGATTTTTGTATCTTCTCCGCGTTCATCCAGCACATCGTCAAGATCGACCTCATGATACTCGCTTGTTTCAGGCGAATAGTAGCCAAAACAATCCAGCGGATTCAGGCAAGCATGAAATCCGGATTCACATAGTTTAGCCTCCGGTTCTTCGTATGTCTTGCCTTCTTCAAACTGAAAGCCTCTGCATGTCATGTCCTTGTTAAACCCTTTGTATGCTTTAATCGGCATAATCATCATCCTTTCATTTAATTGCAATGGCTGCAATGGCACGTTACCCAGCAATTCTGCTGACCGCAAGGAAGTCCGTAGTCATTGCGATTCACACCTCTCTCCGGGCATTCATTGCAGTTATATTCATTTTCTGGATTATACATGAAATTCTTATATGATTTGAGTGCATCTGCATTCGGCTTTTTGCACTCATAATCCATATTGTGCATCATTTCCATATTAACACCTCACATTGTAATAATCGCCGCAGGCGGCTTCTTGTTCTTCACGCATTCCATGAACTGCGATTCCTTTTCACAGAGATATGCTATATCGTCAAGCACATCCTTTCGATCAATCCTATAATCTCGCACAGTTGCACGGAATTCACCACCGCGATAATGCCTGATATATGCACGCAGGATTGCGAAATCCCAGCCTGTAGCTGAAATCTGATGCAGCACTTGCGCGTAATACCGCTGCGGAATGCCGTTTTCCCATTCATCCCACTGAGATTTGTTCTGAATGGTGCAAGTTTTGATCTCTAAAATGCCGCGCTGACCGGATTCCTTATCTGTCAGCTCACCGTCAAGCGTTGCGAATTGCCACGGCATCTTATCATTGCGATATACCCAATAGGCATGATAGTCAAGTTCGTATTCTGGATAATCCAATCTGAACAATTCGCGGATATGTTCTTCTGCAACTTTTCCGAAATGAACCGCAGGCTTATCAGAAATATCAGGTGCAATTTCAGCACCGATCTTGTAACGATAAAGCTGAACATTAGAGCAGTAAGAATTCACGCCAATTACAGAACTGCATTCGCTGCCGCCTATACCGTTCATTCGTTCCTTTATCCATGTGTCATGATCTTCAATCTTGATAATCATTTCGTTTTGCCCCTTGTATTTCCGTTTTTTAGATTCTTACCAGTTACAATAGTAGTATTTCCACAATCACATTGACACAGCCATGTAATATGTCCGTCTGTCGAATAACCATGTCTACTTATAACAAGAAGCCTATTGAATTTCATCCCTGTCAAATCAGAAAACGCAGGCATTTTAATTCTCCTTTTTCCGAATTGCAAGCCATTCTTCCCTGTTTCTGGGTTTCAATATCATATTGACTTTTCCCTTCTGATGTGCTATAATAAGCATGTATATTATTCTTTGCCGTGTTCGATGCACATGTCGAATGCGGCTTTTTTCTTATGCTTCTTTTCCATATTCATCAATGAAACATTCTTCATGAAAACAGATGCCGTCATATTCAATGATCTTGTCTCCCTGATAGATGTATTCATCGCACAGATCGCATAAACACACCTTTTCAGGAATTGATTCAGCTTCCGGGCATCCTGCTTTGTGCCCGAATGTTTCACCGCAAATTTCACAACACATCTTTTTTCTCCCCCCAATCTATAGTGGAATCGTTTTCAAGCGTGATTTCTTGTTTTACAGTGATCTGCGCTTGTTTGAGCAGTTCAGCGAACATTTCCTGTGCTCTAAACTCTGCTTCTTGCTTTGCTGCTTGCCTGATTTCACGCACTTCTTGCCGGAACTCATCCTGCAACACTTTGTATATGTGTGCAACATAAGCAGCGGCAAGTGTAGATATAGCCCCAAGCAGTATCACGCACCCGAGAAGCATGCTCCCGTCAGTCACGGCTTTCACCTCATTCCATTATCTTTTCGCAAGTGTCTGCGAAAAGCTGTCCGCAATTCGCTTTAATGCGTCATCGACCGGAACGCCAAGCACCGTGAAATACATCCACAGCCTGTTTTGCGGAATCCTTTCCGGATCTCTTAAATCCGCATATACAGTATTTGCATGCACAAACATCCTTTTCGCAAGTTCCGGAACTGATATATCCGCATTGCCCATCGCAGCACGAATAATACCAACTGTTATTTGAGACGGCGTTTTCTTTGTCATTGCTCAGTCACCTTGCCTACAAACAGATTGATGAAGTGAATCTGTCCGCGCCCTGTTACCTTCGGCGTTTTGCTGATTGTCGTGTGTCCGTCTGAATGCGTGACGGTCGTTTCCTTAATCTCAAACCAGCCGCGCTCCATGCTGTACTGTGTCGGCATGTTGTAGCTGCTGCCGGATTTCATGAGATAGCCATTATCACGCATCCACTGGAAAAGTCGCTTTTGTCCGATCTCACAGCCATTCTGACGAATCAGTTTCGCAAGATCACCAATCAGAATAGATGTGTGACTGACGCTTACCGCATCTGCAAATACCGTTTTCGGCTTGTCGGCTTCGATCTTGCTTTCAAGCTGCAGGTTCTTCTCCTGCTCTGCTTTCAGCTCTGTTGCAAGCTGGATGATGAAGTCAGGCGATTGCATTGCTTTCTTGATCGTGTCAGAGGTCATGTATGCGCCGTGCTTACGGATTGACGGGATGACTTCTTCTGTTACCCAATCTGTGAACCGTTCGGCATTTGGCAGTTTTGAACCGAAAGCAAGGCGGTATACATCAGATTCAGGGATGAAAGTCATTTCGATTGTCTTTCCGGCTGACTGCGGATGAGGTAGGTGGTGTTTCGCCACCCCCCTGCAATGTGCTTTGATTGCATTCACTGTGTCTTTGTAACCAAGCGCAGAAGCAACATCTTTTCCGGCAAACATCACCTTGCCGTCATTGGTTTCCAGCGTCCGGACATTTCCAAACTCCTGATTTTCAAACAGTTTCAGTTCGTTCATTTGCATTCTCCTTTCTTATGAAGTCGTGTCAATGTTTGCAAACAGTTCTTCATAGCTGAAATTGCAGTCTGCGAAATAGCTGTTTACAATCGTAATGGCTTCTGTCAGAGTGAAATCACTGTCGCCGTTCAGCTTTGCGCGGGCTGTCTTATCTGTGCAGCCGATCGCATTCTTAACTGCCGCTTCCGGGACAAGATTCTTTCTGACAAGTTCTGCTTTCAGATTACTCAGCATTTTTTCACGCCCCTTTCTTTACCGTTGCCGGTAATCTATGGTATTATTATATCACCGTTTGCGGTAATTGTCAACCCCTTTTTAGAAAAAAATTACCGTTTTTTATAATTTTCTTCTTGACAACTCATTCAGAATACTGTATAATATAGTATAGAAGGGAGGTGAAATTATGGATGCGGAATTTGATTTTATGGCAATGATTGAGCGAATCAAGCAGAGGAAAAAGGAACTGGGCTATACAAACAAACAGCTTTCCGATCTATCAGGCGTTTCTTTCGGAACGCTCAACAAGATTTTAGGCTCTGAAACAAAAGAACCGTCAATCAATAACATCATACGCATTTCGGCGGCTTTAGGTCTTACTACCGACTTTGTTATCAATGGAAATAAAGAAAGCACCCCACCTGAAACCAGATGGGATGCTATCCGAAGTATGATTGAGGAATTGCCAGATCAAGAAGTCAAAGAACTGCTTCTGTATCTGCGTTTCCTGAAATGGAAAGTGAAGGAACGCGAATAGTTGCGGTTTCGGGTGTGCCGGATTCGTCCGGCGCTGCCCGATCACATAACCAGCGCAGAATATCCATAATCTCATCCACCATTGCTTCTCTCGTCATACAGTCACCGCCTTTCATTATTATAGTCAGCAGGATGGCGAGTGTGACTGTGTAGCGGCAAAGCTCTGTTTGTTGTGAGACTGCCTGTCCTGCTGACAAAATTATTATATCATATTAAAAGGCTTATTTCAAGACAATTTCAAGCCTAAAAAAGATTAAAAAAGCCAAAAATGGGAGGTATTATGCAGCAGAAGAAAATAGCCGCGATCATTACAAAGGTAAAAAAAGTCCGTGACGATAACGGACTGACCTGTCAGGCAATCTATGATATTGTCCAGAAAAACGGATCGGATGTGAGTTTATCCACGATCAAGCGCATCTTTGAGGACGGTTCGGAAACATACGGATTCCAGTATGAAAGCACATTAAAGCCGGTTGTTGATGCTGTCCTCGGCATCTATGACGAAAACGGAAAAGCCGCGACACCTGATGAAGCCGATGCAATGAAAGCTGTCATTGATTTCAAGTCTGATAAGATTGCCGATCTTGAAGCGCAGTTGCTTCGTTGTGAAGAATCATATAAACGGCGAATCGAGTTTCTAAAGGAACAGATTGCACTAAAAGATGAAAGAATAGACAGAAGGGATGATATGATTGAACGGCTTATAAATAAGTTTGTAATTGATAAGGAGTGATCGCAGTGGCAAAAGCGAGAAAACTTCCGTCCGGAAACTGGAACGTCCGTGTCTTTGACGGCACAGACGAAAACGGCAAGGAGCATTTCAAGTCATTTACGGCGTCGACAAAGAAGCAGGCCGAATACCTTGCCGCAGAGTATGCCGCAAATAAAAAAGACCGTATAGAGCATATGACCGTAGGAGAAGCGATTGACAGATATATTGCCGCAAAAGATAAGGTTTTGTCTCCTGCAACGATATACGGATACCAGAAAATGCGCAGAAACAACTTGCAATCTCTTATGAATATTCCAATTGACAGGCTCACGAGAGAACAAGTGCAGATTGCTGTAAACAACGAATCAGCCACACACAGTGCAAAGACCGTTATCAATGCGCACGGCCTATTGTCAGCTGCTCTTGCAATGCACAATCCTGATTTCGTGTTACGGACTACTCTGCCGCGCAAGGTCAAGAAACTGAAACGTGACTTGCCGACAAGCGAAGATGTTATGAACGCAATACACGGATCTCCTGCTGAACTACCTGTGCTTCTCGCACTTTGTATGTGCCTTAGAATGTCGGAAGTACGCGGCATTAGAAAATCTGCCGTTGACGGAAACTACCTGTCGATTGAGCGCGTCATCGTTACTGTTGACGGCAAGTCGATTGAAAAAGAATTGCCAAAAACAGACGCATCCAGACGAATTGAGGAATTGCCAGACTTCCTTCGTGATATGATCTTGAATCAACCGACCGAATACGCTACGACATTATCAGGAAAAGCTATCTATTCCCGCTTTGTCAGATGCATGGAAAAAGCGGGATTCACAGGTGTCCGTTTCCATGATCTTCGGCATATATCTGCATCTGATATGCATTCGCAAGGTATTCCGGACAGGATTGCAGCAGAACGCGGCGGATGGGCAGGAACACAAACGATGCGGCAAGTCTACCAGCATTCTTTCAGTGCGGACAGAAAAGCCGCTGACAAAAAGATGAATGAACGGTATAGCAAAATGTACAGTGACTTGCAAAAACCTGAAACGAAACCTGAAACAAAGTGATGAAAATAACGTATCTGCGTAATAGGTAATGGGTTCGATTCCCCTCACCTGCTTGTTTTGGAAAATACGAAAATGCGTATTTTCCAAGCATCTACTTTCAGAACGTGTCATGTATCGTGTCATGTATTCACACGATTTTGTGACCATTTCATACCATTTTAGGAACAAACCTGAAACAAAACCTGAAACGGAAACGGCAGGAGATTTTATTTCTCCTGCCGCCTTTTTATACATTTTCGATTTCACGAATAAAATCTTTGAAGCGCATCTTGATACGTTCATCAGGAGCATCCCGCATCAGCTCACGAACATCATCAATGAAATCAGACTTTGCATCATCACGAGAGTATCCACGATTTTCACGGGAATATCTGCCCATAGAATCGCGCCGTCTTGCATTGGAGCGACCTCCGCGCATTCCATTCTCATATGAACGATAACCGCCCATATACGGATAGTAGCCGGATTCTCCGTCACGTTCCTCTGCTTCTGCCATTGCGATAGTAGTCTTGATAGACTTCATCGTGTGCGTCAGTTTGTCAATGTAATCAACATCTGCGCCGGACAGTTTTCCGCCTGCTGCACGAATCTTCTCATTCGCTTCTCCGATTTCATGCGAAACCGTTTCACAAAGATCATAAAGATCATCAAGCCATTTTTCCATTACTGCTCGTCCTCCTTTTATGCGATTCTTGTAATAGTAAGCGAAGCGCGGCTGCGAACAGAAATAGATGGTGTAGGAATTACAGCTGCATCATCTTCCGTTGCGTCAACATATGCGCCGGAAACGGAAACGCAGCAACCGCACGGAACTGTGATTGTGGTCGATGTGTTGACATGCCACACATCACCGTCCGCAAGAGGTGTGACGATAGCAACACTATCCGGAATAGCAACTCCGTTCAGAGTGATCGCTACCGCAATAGGTGTGATTGCCCCGCCGTCCGGAATTGACACGTTCGCTTGCAATTTCACTTCGTATCTTGCGAATCTGTTTGAGTTGCCGCCTTTCAGAGTAAGAACCCCTGTCGTAATCGGGATTACACATCCCTTATTACACGGGATAGATACAATGTCGAACGGAATTGTGCCATTTAATTCCACATTCTGATCCGTACTTGTAATATACTTTGCCATAGCAGCACCTCATTCAATTTGCAAAACCGCCGCCGCATCCGCAGCCGGAATTAAGCTGCTGAGGGCAAGTGAAAATAGGCTGATTTCCATAAACCGGAGTAGTCGGGACAGGGCAGTTTTTCAGGCGGTTGTATACGCCATCAATCTCTGCCGCCTGACCTGCAAGGATCTGCGCGGTCTGTGCGGTCTGACTTGCCTGCATCGTTGCCATGCTGACCTGATTCTGCAAGCCGACATTCTCGCGCTGTGCCTGTGCAAGCTGCGCCTTTACGCCGTCTAGTTCAAGAGCGCAGAGCTTGTCAAGAATTGCCTGAGTGCCGCGTGTCTGCGAATCAATGATATCACGAGTATTCATTGCAGATGCGCTACGAGTAGCACATTCCTCAGTTGCAATGGTGTACTTTGTATCTGCAAGCCCTGCCTGAACGCCGTTGAAGCCCTGCATATTCGCAGTCTGTTCCGCAAAGGATCGGTTCAGGCTTGCGATCTCATTGGTATTGAGCTGCTGAGAAATTGCAGTCTGTGCGCCGAAAATGGAGTTGTTTACGCCGTTGAATCCGTTAGCCATGCCAAGCTGCATATCTCCGCAGCAGTTGCAAAGCTGAGTAGACAGCGAAGAAATGCCGTCACGGACGGAAGTCACGGAATCATGAAGCTGTGCATCGCGGAATCCGTCATTGATGTTCTGCGAGTTGTTCAGCCACGGATAGAGGTAATCCATACCCATCATACCCATGCCCATCATTGCGCCGCCCATGCCGAATCCGCCAAAACCGCCCCAGCCGCCGCCAAGAACGAGCAGAAGCAGAATCCATGCCCAATCACCGCCAAAGCCGAAACCGCCCTGACCACCGTAACCGCCTCCGTGCATAGGCTGAACCGGCATAATCATGCCGTTGCCCGTGCTCTCATCAGTAAGTGCCATAATAAAAATTCCTTTCAAAAAGTATTTATATCATCCGCCCTGCGCACTGACGGAGAATATACTTGACTTTTGGAAGGAACTATGGTATACTAAACTTGCCACAGTTATGGTTATACCATAGCTCCTTTGATTGCCGTCTGATATTGCAGTATCAGGCGGCTTTCATTTTGCAAACTACAATCGAAACAGTTGCGATTCTGTTTGCATTTTGTTTCGATTTGTAAAGTATAGTTTCAATATTTTCCGGCAAAAATGAAGATTCCACGCCAGAAATTGAAAACTTTTCAATTTTCAGTATAAAATACACCGAAAATTTCAATCTTTTGCTGTTTTATCGCCGAAACATCCTCTGCATCATCTGCTGTGCCATTTGCAAACGCTGCTGAGGAACTGCGCCGGATTGCATAAGATGATTCAGGATCGCAGACGGGTTATTTTCCATGCCTTGTGGAATCTGAATACCATGTTGCGTCATCAAGGACATTGCCGCATCACGCGGATTCTGCTGAACCTGTGCATTATTTGCACTTGTTCCGAAACTCTGGTACAGTTCACTTGCCATTGCTTTGTCCGTCCTTTCTTTCGCTTCGGTTTTGATTATCCGGATTGCGTCTAGCAACCATAATCTCGCTTATACGGCTTTCCAGTTCATCACGTGTCACATAAGCTGATAAGTCGATAGGCGGCTCTGTGCGAGTTTCCTGCGCTGCTTTAGGTACATTGTTTGCTGTCCTTTCCGTATAATCGAAAACGCGGAGCGGCAAAGGCATTCCGCTTGCATCTGCTGTCTTGATAAAGAACGCATTGCTTTCGGAATCCATGAGCAGAACGCTTTGTCCGGCAGATACAGGATAGGATTTTGCCGCTTCGATGCCCTGTACCCAAATCAAACCGCTGTTCTGTTGCTGAGTTTGCGGTGAATACTGATTTTGATACATCTGCGGATATGGATAATTTACCGGATAATATGGAAATGCCATTGTCACCACTCCTTTACAAAGTAGTATTGCACAATCTCTTGACTGGAATCCCACGAATCTATAATATCGCCGTCAACAACAGCAACGGCGTGTGATCCTGTACCGATGATATATCTGCCATGCTGATGAACTTCCGAGAAATCCTCGACAGTTTGCTTTCCATAGACCGTGTACCGTCTGAACCCAAGATATAGTAGATAATCAGCCCATACTGCATTAGAATTGCCCCATATAGTGCATGGGAAGCCGAACAAGCACAATCCTGCATACACTTTGTGCCGATCATATCCAGTAACAATGCTTATTGCTCGAATCACGCAGTCGCCTATATTTTTGCCGCATGGATTGCCATTGAAATGAATATACATCTGTTCATTCCCCTAATAAAATGATAACAAAAAAACTGCCCTCTCACAAGGAAGTGAGAAGGCAACTTTAAGGATAAAAACATGCAATTTTTAGGAAAAACAAATTTCTGTAATCATATCTCTTTTCGTTTTAATAAGAACAGAATATTTTTTCACGATATTTCGGATTTGTCGCGGTGTTAGTTCGATAATTTCTGCTGTTCGTTCTTGCGTATATCCGTCAATCCATATCATTGACATAATACGGCGGTCACGCTCGCTGTGGATTTGCTCTGCAATGATAGCGGAGATTTCGCTGTTAGTGTACTGCATAGTATTCTCCTTTTTTAGTAATACATAATAGTGTGATTATTTTTCAGTAAGTGTCCCAACATAAGCCGTTCCATCTATTTTCATTTCAACATTGATTGTTTTTTTTGATGGCGTAGATTCAGAAGGTTTGTGCTTTTTCCCGTACCCATTCAAACCTTTCTCTTTAATTTTAGTATGGTAATCAACATAGCAATAATCAAGATCAACGTCACCGTTAATACCGTCAACTATTCCTGTGCAGGAATACTGCCACAGTCCATATGTGCCTGAATAAGAAGGCTGACTCACGCCATAATTCGCAACCCAGATGCAATATCGCTGCTTGATCGTATCTGCAACATAGGATGACAGGGGAGAAGCTGACATATAAAGCCCTACCCAATATCCGGAAGATTCAACTTCTTCCAGAAATGCACGGATGATAGCGGAAACTTTTTCTTTGCCGAGATTGAACTGATTCTGTTCCTCAACATCATAGAAAACAGGGTAGTCAAACTGCTTTCCTTTGATGACTTCAAGAAAAACGTCAGCTTCTTTCCGCGCTTCTTCCGGCGTTTTCGCATAGGAATACCAATACACGCCGACCGGAATTTCTGCCGCTCTTGCACCGCTGTAGTTCGCTTCAAAACAGGAATCTTTCTGTGAAATCACTTTGCCGTATCCTGCACGAAGAATTGCAAACTGAATGCCTGCCGCATTGACTTTGTTCCAGTCAATAGCGCCCTGATGACTTGAAACATCAATACCTTTGTACATGCTTGCATCTCCTTTCTGAATGCTGAAATAATCATAGAAACTTGATTTCGGTATGCAGTATGACATGCCTTTTGTTTCATCACCATACCACTTACCATCACGCATATCAATGTGTGTATATGTGCCATTACCTGCTATTCGTGCAATCCCGTGAAAACCAATGTCTTCGGCAGTGCAACACACAATTTTGTTGTCAATTGGATTGCCGGATTGATCGTAGCAACATATATCCGCTGCTTTTCCTTTTGTGTGCTGCCCTGTTCCAGATCCACCAACAGCATTATCATGTAAAATGCATCTATATCCGCTTGAAATGTTTATTTTTGAGCAGAAAAGTGCTTTTCTCAGTTTTTCAAGCTGCTGAACAAGTTCATCGGATATGAGTGTATCATGAGCACTTCCACACTTGCAGCGAAACTCTGACACGTTGAAATGATCTGAAATTTGTGAATTGTCAGATGCACTGTATCTTTTCACGCTCATCACGCATCACCGTCCAGAATCGCCCAATATCCATTTGAAAGATACTGTTTGCCGTTGATGATGCATTTCATTGGCGCTTCATATCTTGAATCACTTTCAGACAGCCAAAATGCATCCGGAGTAAAACTTGTTTCACCATATGGGCAGTATGTAGTAAACTGAACCATGTGAACTTGATTGCTGTTAATTGGTGTAAATGTTAATGCGGTATTTAATGTTGTATCACCCCAAGCGACTCGCTTAATATTCGTGAATCTCCAAGTAGTGTTGTTAGCTGTCGAAAAGACAAATGATATTTTGCCCTGATTTGTCTTTGTTATAAGTAGTCCACATGATGTATCGAACAAAATTAACGCTCCGTTTTCGCAATTGCACGCATATGAAACCTTGCTTGCTACATTCGTAATACTGTCAGATACAGTTACAGATTTGTAGGCTGTGATTGTATGAGCACCAGTAGCACTCGATTTTGAAATTGTAAGTAATGTGTTTCCATCATACTTACAAGTAATTGTAAATCCTACATTGTCATATTCGATATCGTCAAAAAAGTTTGGGATGAGATGCGATTGCATCCATTCTGCCAGTAAAGACATGTCAGTGCTGTTGAGATAATCCCTTGTTATCATCTTAAATATCCTCCCAATTTGCTCTACCTGTTACATTTCCGTCAGCAGGAATTGCTTGCTGCACAGTTTCTGTAACACCAACCGGATTTGAAGATCCACTTTTCAGAGCGCCTATTTCGGCATCAATTTTTTGCCAGTTTGAAACAATTGCGTCCCAATTGAGATAGTCTTGCTTGTTTTCTTGCAAAGCAAGACGTATATTTGGTGTGTAAGTGATAGCCATACGGAAGCACCTCTTTCTTATTCATAGTTTCCATCATGTCGCCAATATTCTTTTTTCAGTGTGTCTCCTGAACCGTTTATAATCAAGCACATTGTTGCTGTACGACCAATCGCACGATACGCAAGCTCATTGTGAAAAGCAGCAAGTGCTTCGTCATATGTATCATACGAAAAGCAAGCCTGAGTGTTTTCGTTTTGAACGATAACAAGATAAAATTTCATTTTTCATCCTCCTCATTTTTATCTCTGAGCTGTTCAAGTACATTTTTCAGCTTTTTCGGCATCGGAAGACCAAGTTTTCCTGCGTTTTCCAGAATGCTTAATCCTTCGTTTGCAATATAAAGACCACATGCTGCTGATCGAAAAACGGAAGTATTGCCGCCAAGAACCTGAGAGTCGATTATGTGTGCAACAGCGACAATGAGAAGTATAAGCGCTTTTTTACACAAACCGGTGAAACTTACTTGACTGTTAAGTTTATGCTGGGCTGCTCCAACAATCAATCCTGTGATATAATCCAAGCAAATAAAGCTAATCAGTGCAATCAGAAGACCGTCCATGTTCCCCCAAAGAAAGCCAGCTAATCCACAAGCGAATGCGAAAAATGTTCTGATAAATTGCGAAATCGTCATGATAAGTTCCCTCCTTGTTTTATGTTGGTGTATTTATTGGCTGCACTGCTGTTCCTGAAAACCGGTACCAGTCTCCCCAATTTCCGCTTGACGCGCTAAGTCTTCTCCTCATGAAAAACTCACCTTCCGAATTATTCGGATAAAGGCGCTGGATCTGGTATCCGGATGATGCAGAAGCAATCGTTGAGCACACTTCAAGCCGAAACCCGGAAGAAGTCGGACAGTTGTACAATGTCGCTGCGATACTTCCTGTAGATGCACGGTAAGTACCCGGCGTGAAATAGTCGTTCAGATCATCACCATTATTGATTGTGTTTGGTGTAGTGCCATATACCCAGTTCATTACACCGCCAGAACGCACAGGATTGTCGCTGCCAGATGTTGGAATTGGATCAATTGTAAGTGTATCCTGCTTTTCTGATAACAAAGAAAGTATTTGTTCATCGGTCATATCGTTCAAAGCACGGCGAAATGCTTCAAGGATTTGTTCGCTTGATAATCCCGTGTTAAGATTTGGCATTATTATTGCACCTCGCTTCTATAAAGAATAAGCTGATAATCGGAAGTTACAAGGTAATTGAATTCGTTGTCAGAAATGGTATTAAGATCGCCGAATTCACTGCCGCACAACTGATAAATCATATATGTTTCGAGCTGTGCGATTGTAAGACCTTCAAGATCAATAATCCGCAAGTCTTTTTGTACCGGATTCGATACTGATTGTATATTAAATACACCAGACCACGAACCGTTGAATGACATGTTCAGAGAAACAACAACTCCGGCAAAAACATTGTCCTCGCTCTCTACAATGATCGTGTCAAAAATATCAAGTCTAGGGTCGATTCTACACTTTCCACTTATCATTCTTCTACCTGTTGTCAATATTTTGAGTGCTTCATAGCAAATATTCTGCGCTGCACCGTAATCATATAAAAGAGTGTTGTCAATCGTTTGCATTCCGCCGATTCTGTCACCGGAATTGTTCGTTGATACGCTACTTTCTCCATGAGAATATGTAACTGTGATATTGCCGACACGATCATTATATGATATTTTACAAGGCTCATACTGGATTGTGTTTGTAATTGTATACAATTCAGGTGTTTCATTTATCTTTCGAATAACGATTCTGCCTTGTCTATCAACATAACAAACGCAAGAACAAGCATTTGCAATCAGTTGCAGCATTTCCGCAAGAGTGTATCTGTCATCTTCTCTTGTTGACAAAAAAACCGATAAAAGAACTTCTTCATCAACAGAATAATATATCTTAGACACAGGTACATTCGGGTCTTTTTCGGATTGTTCAATCACTTTCAGGAAGAAATATAACGCATTATCTTTTTCGTAAATCGGTGTGTATCTTTCAGTCATGAATCCAAGAATGTCTTTGCAAGAAAAAGACAATTGGTCATTCCTTGATGGTATATCAACACTATACACAAAGAAAACACCGCCCGGGATTTCATCAAAACCAGTTCTGCTTTGATTCTTAAACCCGTAATTGATAGTCACCTTTGCATTTGCATAAATATCGTTGTTATTAACAGAATCATAGTCAAGAACATTATTATTGTTCTTCACTTTGAATGAGCACTTGTTACTTGTGATAACTCCACTCAAACTGTTTCCATTTATGTCTTGCTTGAATGAAAGAATATTATCTCTTGTTATAACTGGATGTTGACCATCTTGACGAGCGATATCAATTGTAATACTGGTTTGCGGGCAAATCCTTGAAGCGTTAATCTCTCTCCAATACTCTGTTACATTTTGCATAAGATCACACCTCTATCAATGATAGATTTGCATTTTGATAGCCACGGGGAAGACCGATGACAGAAGCATTTGGAGCATTCATTTCGTTATAGAGTAAAAACGAACCGGAAGATGTTCTGTCAGATACATACATATCTCTCGTTTCAAGGCTTGCGGTTGACTGGTTGAAAAATGTGACGCTTCTGACGAACGCGCCGCCAAAATTTGGATCAAACAACTTTAACATATCTGCCCAATCTTGCGCGGATATAAACGCCCATGTCATAGATATTTTCGCAACGTCATCGCGGATAACAGTTCCGATCATGTATCCAGCAACATTTCTTGCGCTGTCAACGATTGTTGCAGTGTTTCCGATATAGGTTGAGGGTGTAGGCAATGCAACGCCCCCAATTGTAACGAGATTCGCCATGCCAACACCCCACTTATACTCCATACACAACGCCGCCAAGAATTGAAGCACCGTTGTCTCTGCTTACCTGATTTACTTCTGCTGATATTTCTCTGCCGCTGAGATAAATATGAAACTCATTCTGCCCGCCGTTTTGATTTTGCATTGCGCTAATTACAGCGTTATAAACGCCAGCGCTTACCGCCTGAACGATCTGGTCGTTGTTTGCAACAGCAGTGTGACCACCAATGGAACCGACCATTTCAGCACCGGATTCTCTTGCAAGAAACAACTGACCGGAATCAGGGAATCCGCCGTTTGCGAATCTCGGCAGACTGAAATATGGTATGTTCCATGAAATGTTGAGCGAAATACCTGTCACTCTTTCAAACGCTTCACGCGCTGGTCCAGTAAGATCAACAAGCCTTTGGAGAATACCGGCAATCATATCTACTGCGCCATTCACAAGCCCTTCCATAGCATCAAGTGCTCTATTGATAGGATTTCTAATTACATCGTGAACATGGTTAAACACATTTTGAATAGATGCAATAAAACCACCTGCTGTGTTGATAGCACCATGAAAAGCGTTAGAAAACGCTGTTCTGATTCTATCAACCGTTCTTTCAATAGCCTGCCATATAGCACTGTTTGTGATCGCATCCTTAATTTCAAGGAACTTTATGTTCACATTTCGCTTGATTGTCTCAAAAGTGGTGATCCACTTTGTTGCGTAATCAGAAACCTTGCTTTTTATGGTTTCCCAACCGCTTGAAAGATAAATCTTAATCTGATCCCATTTACCGGAAATGCCATCTCTTATTTCGTCAAATCCTGTAATCCAATGGCTCTTGAAATCAGTCACAAATCCTTTTAAGCCGTTCCAGCCATTTGAAAGAGATGATCTCAAATTAGACCATGTTGTTTGAACAGTGCTTTTGATTGTCCGCCATCCATCAACCCATGAATTGATGTAATTTGAAACAAATCCTGTGATTCTGTTCCATCCTGTTTCCAAGAAGTTTTGGACGCTTTGCCATCCTTCCTGTGCGCCTGTTCTTATAGTGTTCCAGCCATCGTTCCACGCAGAAGCAAAACCATCAACGGCATTTGTTATTCCTTCCCAAATTCCTGTGAAGAAATCGCTGATAGATTGCCAGCCTGACTGCCATGTTTGAACGAACTCATCCATTCCAGTGTTCCAGTTGTCAAAAAACTCTGTGAAGAACGAACTTGTACCGCCCATTGACAACATTGCTGTATCGCTCTGAATGTCTTCGACACCGCTATTCCATGCGTCATAAATCAGACTTCCGAATTCTTGTCCACCGCCATGGAACCACTCGTAAAAATCTTCACCAAGATTAGACATAGCGCCGTCATCCGGGTTAAGAAGATTCCACAATTGATCCGAACCGACATTTTGAAGTGCATCATTAAGACCGCCTGTATACTCAAATCCCAAAAATTCAGCTATGCTTTGAAAAAGTCCTCTTATACGGTCGTTTGATCGTTCTAATCTATCAACAGCTTCGTCTGATACCTCACCACCACTTGCGATTGTAAGAACAGACCCAAGACCTTCGACAAGACCGGATAAATTACTGAATGTAAGTCCTGCAATGTAAGAGATAGCGTCAATGCATACTTCTAATGCAGGCTGCAAGAATTCCAGTGCAACTCTCAGACCGTCAATTGCTCCTGCAAACAAATCAATTGCAGCGGGAACTGCTTCTTCAATCGTCCATGTTGCAAGCGGTTCAAGGACATGTTCAAAGAAATACTGCAAAAGCTGTGCCGGGCTGCCGTTCGGATCAACAAACCTTTGGAATGCATCTGTAATATTTTCAATGGAAGAAAGAAGCGGCGACCAATCTAATCCTTCCGCCCATTCTCTGATTGAACCCCATATGTTCCTGAAAACAGAAAGCAGATTATTGACAATGTTCCAGATATTCTGGAAAATTCGTGTTCCTCTTCCGCCTTCGTCCCATGCTCTGCGAATGCCTCCTGCAATAGCACCGAATGTTCCTGCAATATTCTGAACAATTTGAAGTATAATTTCAAGCGTTCTTTGACCTGTTCCGTTTTGCCAGACAGTGCTGAAACTAACACCAACAGAGCGAACAAGATCAGCTATCTCGTGCCATGCATTACGGATTGCATTTAGAGTGTTATCTCCTTCCGCATCCCACGCAAGTCTTATCGGTGCAAGATATTCCGGAATATTGTTCAGGAAATCACGTTCAGTTGGCATTTCTTGAAACATGCGAGAATAGTCAAGATTGCTTGTGTTACCTCTGCCACCTTGACCGATAGCCTTTTCAATGACATTCAGCTCATCGAATCCAAGCATAGTGCTTTTCAGCCGCCTTGCGCTTTCCTCTGCGTCATCAAGTGCATCCTGCCATTGCGTAGGATACCGAACTGCCCGTGTCCATGTTGACGCGCCTGTCATCGCTGCTGTAAGTTGATTGAACCTGTTGAGAAGTTCAACGACATGATCTACAACACGTTCGAGAACAGGAACAAATGCATTTGTCAAAGGCGCTGTAGCTGCACCAATACTGTTTTTAAAGTACAGTGCTGCTGTTGCTGCTCTGTCCATTGACGGTGCGAATTCAGTGCCGACCTCTTTGCTATAATAGTAAAGATTCTTTCGACCTTCTGCAAATCCATCTGTTATAGATTTAAGGATTGCACGGACAGCACGGTACATTGCTATGCGCTTAATACTTGAAAGGAACTGTTTTGCTTTTTCAGCAGCTTTTGATAATTGCTTTCCGAGAACTGAAAGCGGCGAAGCAATAATTTTTAATCCGGAAGAAACAGCTCTTAATGTTCCTTTTGCTATTGGATCAATCTCAGTCCTGAACAGACCGAAAGAAATTCGTGCTGAATTTACTGCATCTGTCGTATCGTACAAATCAATTTCAGTTTCTTCAAGTTGATCTGCAATTTCTGTTTCACCTGTTCCGGTATCACTAGGGAATGCATTGCTAAGTGTTTCACGAATCTGACTTATTTCCTGTGCAGCTTGTGCCAAATCCTGAACGCTTGTTCCTGCGCCAAAATAAACCTGAACATTATCAGGCATATTAGCAAGAACGTCCTGCATTCTTCGCATGCCGCTGAAATCGACACCATTCAAAGTGTTTGCGGCGTTTACAATTCTTGTTATGCTGTCAATAAAGCTGTTGCTAACATAGAAATTGTTAAGTTTTATTGCAGCATCTTCAAGTTGCGCTGTCATTCTCAGAAAATTGGTAAATCCGCTTCCGGTGTGAATGCTGTTCATAATATTGAGTGTGCGTTCGATATTTGAAACGCCTGTTTCCAGTGCGCTTGTATCAATATTATTGAAACTTGAAAATACTTCTTTGATTTCTTCCAGCGATTTCTTAATACCTTGCGAACGAAATCCCTTTATACCTTTAAGGCTTTCAAAAATCCCGCTAAGTTGCGTAGAAATAGAAGCGCCCTGCAACACTTGACCAAGTTCAGAAAGCGAATCAGCGAGTTTACTGATGTTTTTGCTTGCATCCGCAGCACTTGCTGAAATCCGTATTTCAAGATTGTCAATTTCGCCAGCCATTTACTCACCACCTTTTTGCCCTTGCAAGAAGAACTTGATAGACTCTTGCATTTTGCGTTCACGCTCAGCCGCTTTCTCGCGTTCCGTTATTGCAATCGGATGACTCATATACGGCTCTGGTTTTTTTCCTTTCTTATTCCAGAACGCCATTGCAAGTGCAGAACCGACAGCGTTATTAAAGTAAACGCCTTGCAACCACGCTTCATAATTGGCTGTTTCACGGCGATACAATTCAGCTTCAATGTACGCTCTTGCAATGTACGCATTTTCGTTCCAGAACTCATTGTAAGAACAGCCGAGTGACAAATAATATGGGAACATCATCACATATAATTCCTCATTTGTACTCGGCTGATTGTTTCCTATTTGATTGTCAGTCTGCGCTGTTACAGACTGATTTTCACGTTTTTTCTTTCGCCCTCATCATCGGAGCGAACGAGCGTCTTTGTCGGCTCGGCATAAAGCTGTGCAAGTTTTGCAACCTCTGCGCCGGAAAGACCGCCCATTTCGTCAAACAGAATTTTGTCGGTTTCTTCACGGGTGATTTTCGGGTGATTTTTCTTGAATGCCGCATAAAACAGCAGCGGGAGCATCGTCATCGGCTGTTCAGCGATTTGATCGCTGACAAATCCAGCACGTTCAGCGAGAACAACAGTGCTCCTGCTAAATTCAAGGGTGTACACCATTCCGTTCACTTCAATAGTCATCGGCTTTACGATTTCGATATTGTTTGCCATTTTATGATCCTCCTATGAAAGATGTTTTGGTTTTATATGAAAAGCCGTAATCCGGTCATAGGCACGGAAACACAAGCGCTGTGTGCTGTCCGGCTATTCATGCTTTGTTTCTTATGTAGATGCCGTATACCAGCCGAACTCACCGTTCGGAATAACGTGTGCCGGGATGGTATCAGCCGCATTCTGCTCCATGCCGCCGTTTCCAAGTGCAACAGGTCTTGCACAGAAGAAATAGCTTCTTGTTGCAGACGGGTCTGCATACTTGTATTCAAACCACAAACGCTTTCCTTCTGCAAGTGCAGCTTCCGCAGCAGCAACCATTGTCTCCCATGCGTCAATCGCCGCTTCTGAGTGATTCAGAGTAAACTGTGCATCGCCGCCGGGGTCTTGTCTTCCGGGAACATACTGCGTAAAGTAGTCTGACAGATCGGAAACATCAATTGTTTCCGGAGTCATATCAAATGCAGGTGCAGAAGATACGCCAAGCAATTCGGTAAATCCAGTTGTCGGTCTAGTTCCTGCGGTTGTTTCAACTGCATAAAGCACTTTCGCTCCAACCGTAGTAATTTCGATAGGGGTAACAGCAGGCATAATCTTTCCTCCTTATCTTGTTGTATGTATCACATGATATTGTGTGCCGTCTTTTTCAACGGCTTCACGGACAACAGCCTGATAGCGCATTGTGATACGGTAAATGCTTCTATCAACATTCGGCGTTTGCCCTCTGAATGTTCTCGTGAAAAGCATCTCAGACATAAGACCGTCAATAAGGCTTGAAATGGCTTTTGCCTTTGATTTCTTTCCTTGTGAATCATTCGTGTAAATGTTGATCTCATACATGACCTGTGCATGATGCTCAATGCCGGATAAATCGCGTGTTCGCTCATACACCTTATTGTCGGCTTCTACGATCGTCACACACGGAAATGATGCAGGAACTTCGACAAACTCACCGTATACAGAAGCGCCCTGAAATTCTGCCCGAATAGCAATAGCAAGTTTTGTGAAAATGATATTCTCAATATCAATCACTCTTAAAAACCTCCTTTGCCATATCAAGCAGTTCACGCCGAATATCCTGCGCAGCGTTATACATAAACGGATTGCACTGAATACCTTGCGTGAAATGTTTCTTTCCGTCAGCGCCCCTATAAAACCAGCCTTCCGGATTTGCGCCGTATCCATAACCGTATGTACCGATTGCATACATACCAAGTTCCTGCGCCTTTGGATGCGGATAACTGCCGACAGATCCGTTTCTATAAACGCCTGTACCGAACTCAATCCATACAGCATTTCCGCCGACAGAAATTGTTCCTTTTGCACCCTCACGCTTAAAGTCAAGCGAACCAACTGTTTCACCTGTATCAACGTGCCCAAGCGAATTAGCGGCATTGTCAAGCCCCATTTCGCCTGCCCATTGCACAAGCTGCTCCGACTTGCCTTTCAGCGAGTCTGCGTAATCTCTTAGCTGTTTTGCAGCGCTCAGAAACGAATCAGCAGAAAGATCAATGTCGATTTTCAAGACACATTCACTTCCTTAACAGCAATAGTCATGCTGTTCAGAGATTTTGCAACAGCAACAACAACATAGTCATGCTTGATTTCACCAGCTTCTCCAAACTCATCTGGTTCGCAATCAATCCACAGTATTGTGCTTTTGTCAATTGGCAATGTCAGGTTGTCAGTGACAATCGTTTTGCTGTAATTGGCATTGATGCCAAATTCGTCAAGATCAGCATTTCCACGAGCAGCAGATATATTTGCTTTTACCTCTACAGGGTCAGAATATCCAATGTATGTTTCACCGGTTTCATATCCTGTATCATCGTCAGTTATCTGTTCAGTGTCGGTAATGTTTGCGTACCAGAATGAACGCTTATTCCGCAGAAGCGCTTTCATGTCAAGCACCTCCGCCCGGTACACGGCAGAATGGAACAACCTGTTTCAGCATCGAATCCGGAATGCCGCCATTCTCATAACTGCGGTTGATTCCGTTTTCGTTGTGAGTTGTTTGCCCCTCTGCACCGCGCTTGTTCAGCAGATATGTTGCAATTTCACATTGCAGATTTTGATATCGTGCCGGAACTATCAGGCTTTCGCGCTCTTTTTCCGTTGCAAAGGGGAATGCACGGTTAATGATCGCATCGGCCGACATTGCAAGGAATGCAGAGACAACCGTTTCGTTTGATTCGCCTGTCGTGCTTGCAACAATAGCAATCATCTGTTCATCCGTCATTGTCTCTGCTCCTTTCTCAGTAATCTTTGCGCCTGCGTCCGCGCTGTCTCGGTTCATCCTCAACAGCTTTTTCAAGCTGTACCTCCTCGACCTGAGAAATGACCGGCTGGATTGCGCTTTCGTCAACCTTCTTTTCGGTTTCAGGCACTTCCTCATTCGGTCTGTACCATTTGCCGTTAAACTTTACGGCATAAGGATAGGTCATATAGGTTCACTCCTTATTAGGCAACTTCAAGTGCATAACATTCAGCCATGCGCTCAAAGGACGGCAGGACAATCTCAGAAACGGTTGTCTTTGTGTTGACCGGATCATCGGTAATCGTGACAGCAACTGCGATACCGGTTTCAACGACAGACACATCCGCATCCGGGCGCTGTGCAAGCGTTCTCTCTTCCGGAGTTGTGCCGAACCATGTTCCGCCGAGTGCGCCAGCCGGTGCGAAGAACACGATGTTATCCGGATAGAAATTCGATGCTGTACCGGCTTCATTCTTGAACTTCTTCGTGTAAATGACAATCGTCACGCCGAATTCCTGTTCGATGAATGCACGAACATTCTTGTCGGAAAGATAGACATTCGCAGTCATGTTCTGTGCGAGAATGTAATCTCTTGTCTTTGCGGCATTCTTGATGTAGTTAAATGTCGCCTTGCTCATGATAAGCAGTTCAGGACGATTGCCGCCTGCTGTTTCCTGTGCATTCAGAGCTGCTTCAATGTCTGCAATCGGATCAGCAGTTGCCGCAGCAGACCACTTATCGTTTGCTCCATTGATCTTGCTGTAATGAGCAGCAGCCCAAGATCCGTCCGGATCATAGTTATAGGTGTAATTGGTGTTATTAGCGGTAATGGAAATACCCATTGTTCCGCCGAGCGGAGCAAGAAGCTGCATTCTCATGCGCTCAGGAACAACCAGTGCGCCGTCTACAAGCGTTTTTGCATCGTTGAAGATGTTAGTAAGCACCTGTGCTGCATACGGATCGCCTGAATCCTGAACTCGCAGAATTTCCTGTTCATCTTCTTCCTTGACAAGCATGGATTCACGGAAGAATGCCATTTTAGTCTTTGTCAGGGAAATGCCGACACGATCTCTCAGCGTAGACTTTGCATCAAAGGTTGTCGGCATAAGAGATACCGGCAGACCATTATGCGCGGTGAACCAGCTCAGATCAAGACCTGCTTTCTTCTGTGCCGGGAACAGACCTTCTCCGAGATACGGAATACGATTGCTTGCTTCACCTGTGACATTCAGCGCAATCGCTTTCGAGTTGAAAACATCAGTCAGTTTCATTGCGATACTCTCCTTTCTTTAATTATTCGCCGGTATAAACCTTTCCGTCCGAATCCATGAAGGTGATCTTTTTGAGTGCGGTAAGAGCAGCAGCAACCGGTGCTGCTGGGAGCTTTGCAACCTTGATAAAGCCGTCAACAACAGCCGTGCCGTTCGGATTCTCTGCAAGTACAACATCATGCAGAAGAACGCCAGTTGCAGTCGCACCGTTTGCCGGAACGATTGTGCCAGCCGGAATCACGCCGTTAGTAGCAAGGCTCGTCAGAGCAGAGCAATTAAAAGGCACTGCAACATAATGCGCATTATAAAGGATTTCCGAGCCGGTCAGTACATCGGTTTTCTGGAAAATCATTGCGTTTACCTCCTTGTATATTGATCGAGAATAGATTGTGCTTTCTTTGCACGTTCAGCCCGTTCCTTGCCGAGCTGAACAGCAATGCTGTCATCCTTGCCGTCATCATCGGTCTTTGCGCCGGATTCCGGTTTTGGATTGCTGCCCATAAGTTTGGATTTTGTACTGACTTCGATAGATTCACGGAACTTTTTCAGGGCGGATGACATTTTCTCAATATCGTTCGTGATAAAAGCATTTGCGGCATCGGTTGCATTTGCATCATCAAAACCACCTCCGAGAAACGCTGCTTTTGCTGTCGAAATCTGCTCACGCTGCTTGAACTCCGCAAGTTCAGCTTTAAGCGCATTAAGCGTTTCTTCGCTTTCCTGCCTTTTCAGTTCATCTTCGGTCTTTGTTGCATTGAGCTGCTTTTTGTAGCCCGCTGCTTCGCTAGATGCTTTGTCAAACGCCGCTTTCATCTTTGCCGCGTTTTCCTCTGCTGCTTTGATCTTGTCCGTACCGTCATCGTACTGGAAAGCAAGCAGAGCGGCAACCTTTTCATCTGCCGTCATGGTATCGAACCCATCAATGGATTCCGTGCTAATCTGTGCCATACAAATTCCTCCTTGCGCTTATAGTCATCTCCGACTTTATGAATTGCGAAATTTATATCCCGGCTTCTCTGTCGGCGTTATATCTTCATAGGCTATTGCCTACAAATCCAAAACAAAAAGGCTGAACAGAGTGTGTTAAACTCCATTCAGCCCCAATTAGCTGTTATCTGCCCCCGATTGAACAGACCAGATATTCAGTTGTCAAATAACAAAGTCAGTTTTATCTGCTTTACGGCTGATTGCTACAATCACCAGTTTGCCGCGTTCGATTTTCAGCTCTACGGTCTTTCCTACTTTCAGAATAGCGTAGATTTTCCTGACAATTTCCTGAGTAAACATCTTTATGCCCTCACTAGATAGCACCGGCAGTTGTAATGCGGTTTCTTCGGTGCGTATTTCAGCGGATAGATTTTGCCGTCACGAGAATTGCAAGTATGACAAACTTTTTCGTCCTCTTGCGTCACCCAACGAACAAAATCTGTATTCGTGTCATCGTATGCTTTCATAGCAGCTGCATCCGTGATTATATCGGCATACTGTTTTTGTGACTGATACCAATACCGCAGCGCTTTCTTTGCCGCCTTGTCAAGCGATTCTCCGGACAATACAGATTCAGCAAAGTATGCACGTTTTCGGTCAATATCGTTTCTCCACACATAGCCGGTAAGCGGATCAGGATTGTTCAGCAGTCCGGAAAGCCACATGCCGATTATGAAATCTTCGCAGCAGATTTCACGGTATTTCCACTTTGCAATTTTGCGAAATACACGTTCAGTTTCAGCGGAAATGTCATTGTACAACTCTTTCGATACACTAATGACATTTAGTGTATCAGCACGAATCTGCATCTTTGCGCTATTAAAACGCTGGATGTAATACCGGCGCAGATACTTCAATGCCTTGTCTGTGTAACTGTAAAAATTCACTCTGCATCACCGTCCGGCGTATCGTCATGATTCGTGTTGACCGAATCAGCAAGCATTTGTTCTTCCTGTTCAATACGCTGTTGTTCATATTCCTGTGAAATGGTATATGCGCTTTCAGGATCGCTGACAAGAGTTGAAAGCTGCCACGCCAAGCGCGGATGAATCTTGTTTGATGCAAGCATTGTGGTAAGCGCCTGAACTTTTGCGAGAAGATTGTCGGTATTTTGCCGTGTGAAATGAGGTTCAACGGATGCAAGCTGTAAATTCATGTCCTTTCGCATAAAGTTGCAAATACGCAATGCGATTCGCAGAAATTCGTTTTCGGACTTCTTGAAAATCCGCTCCGTATCAGATGCGCGGGCTTCGGCATCTGCGAAACCGTCACGCAGAATAACAGCGATACCGTTATCAGACGTTCCACCAGAACCGCCTGACCGTTTCGGCATACCCACGATTTCAAGCATCGTATCAATCATAAGGTTGATTGTTTCGCCGTTTTGCGTCTGATTCAGTTCAGACACAAGATATTTCACATCTCCGTCAGCAGGAACTTTCAGACCGCCTTGCTGACGCAGTTCAGAGAATTGTTCATCCGTAATGTCAGCACCCTTGATAACAAGCAGCGAATTGATAAACTGTTCTCTGCCGTCCGCTAAGTCGCTGAATGCCGAATTGATCGCATCCAGAAGCGACAGGACGATCTCAAACGAACCCAGCCGAGCATTGTTTGCCGGATATTCAATAATTGGAACTCTGCCGTAATAATGCTGCTGTTCGTCAATAATTGATTCCAAGTCACGAATCGGCTTTTTGATCTTATACAGTGTGTCTTTCGTCCAGCAGTTATAGATGATTGTGCCGTCCGCTTTCTTTACGCTGTTAACGCCGAGTATCGGTTTGTGACCCACTTCGTTGCTGTACACCACAAATGCAAAGCGCGGATCGAGCGTGAAAATATCAAACGGGCTTTCGCTATCGTCACGGTCTGGGTCGCTCATAACCATGCGAAAAGAAGTTCCACAGATATGAAACCACTCCGCAAGTTCAATGTCCTTTGCTGCTTTGTCACAGTCAGAAGCGTATCTATTCAGAGTGTCGATTTCACGCGATACCGTGTCAGATAGTTCAGTCGTTCGCTCTCCGCGACTGACATACTGAATCGGTTTGCCGAGCAGATAGCCGGTTTTGAATGTCACAATCTGATTTGCAAAGTTTGTGACGATCTGATTGTTGATCTCCGGTCGGATTTCCTTTACCTTATCAAAAATCGCCTGTCTGCCCTTGAAAATTCGGTACAGCTTGTCAATCTGCGCCGCATTGACGCGGTGAATCGTCAGAGCCTTTCGCAGAACATCACAAACATTTTGCCGCGTGATTTCTACATCGTCATAGTATATGATGGTTCGCCCAAACAGTTTTTCAGGCGTTACGCTCATTCACGACTCACCCCTTTCAGTTCTAAATCTAGTTATCCAATTACACAATAACACAATATATAGTGTATGTCAAGCAGTTTTCAAGATAATGGACGTTTTATACAACAGATTTACGAAACATTCGTGCGCGTTTACTAATGATTTCTAATGATATCAGAATGTTCGCTTGAAAATTTCAACTTTCCTGTCATACCGGCTGAAAATCATTGCAGAAGCCATTGCAAGAGAATCCGGCGCATCATCGTGAACATTCTTTCCTGCAACTTTGAATGCAAACACATTCTCCATGAACTGCTGATATTCTTTTGAACGCTTGCCGCTTGCCAAAAAGATGAAGTTTTCCATAATCAATGACGCTTCTGCCCACACACGATCCTGCTTGCGCTGGTGTGTGCTTGCCGGTTTTGTCTGCAAATTGATTCGCTTTCCGTTATCTGATAAATACTGCTCAACATCTTTCGGAAATTCCTCAGTTGCTTTTGTCGCTTCAATCATCATAGCAGACACGTTATGCTTTTCAGCGGTATTGCAAACAAGCGGAATCGTGACTTTCTTCAATTCAGACGAATAGACAACATCTGCAACATATACATCGCTCCCGTACACATAGCATACCGGAGCAGCAACAAAGTCACCGCCGCCATAGGCCGGATCAATCGTCATAACGATTCTATCCGGCTGACCGTCAGGCAATGTGCCGTTATAGAACCGCAGCGAATCAGACTCAAACAGACTTCCGGTTCGTTCAATCGGTTCCTGCTGATAACCGGCATCCCACGATGCAAGGTCGTTTTGCCGTTCAAAGGACGCACGGCGCATCTGGTAATACTCTGTGCTGAATCCTACTCCGTATTCGTAATCGAAGTTAGATTCATCATTTTCATCCAGAGCCGGGATGTTTATGACCTTATATCGAATATGAGCGAATTTCGGATCATTTTCAAGCATCTCACGCCGCACACCAATAGGATCAGCAACAGACCAACGTGTGCCGATAAACAGCATTTTCGTTTTCGCCTTGCCACGGGTAAGCAAATTGTTGTCAACCTTATCCCATGCCGATTTCAGGCGGTCTTTGTTCAGTGCTTCTTCAATGCCGCTTATCAGGTCATCCGCAATAATATACCCCGACGCATCACAGGCTCCATTCAAGGTTCCGTATAACGAACGCGCCGTCAAGCTATGGTAATGCTTGTTTCGGTCAAGATCAAGCCATTCCTCTTTGCTGTTCGTTTTCTTCAATTCGCTTGTCGGGAATATGTCTTTGTACAGATATGTCTGCGGATCATTCAGGATTTCAATAATGCCGTTGTAATAGGCCGCTGTGATTGTGTCCGAATAGGAACAGTACAAATTAGACCGTTCCGAGTCGCGCCCCATAATCCAGAGCATAAAGAAAATTGACAAGCTAGACTTACCCGTGCGAGGCGGTTGACTAATGTGCAGTTCATCCAGTCTATCTTCTTCCAAGTCCTGCAATGCGTCCGCAAATCGTTTCAGCACTTTCCGGCGCGGCTGATAGAATCGCTTTGATGCTTCTCGGTCAAGTTCCAGATAGAGCATGAACGAATCAAATCTATCCACAGCATCAAACCGCAATGCTTTCCGGTACAACTCATAGAACTTGCCTTTCTGTTCCAGCGCACGACTTCTCCGCATCATGTCAGCAGCGGTATAAAGCAGTTTCCTGTTTTCCTCATGCGCAAAGTCATAATCCGGATTATCCGACCGCCGATCAGTCTGCTTGCACAGGTTCGCAATGCAACTCCACCAATCGTTGTATTTTGATATGTCATACGGATGCTTTGACACTTCACGCTTTACTGCTACGAGTATCGCTTTCAGGTCGTATGCCATGCAATTTCCACCTCTCTTTCTACCCACAATATGAAACTGATTCTCATTATAATATTTTCGGGACAAAAAAATAGGGCTAGACCGAGTATGTTTAAACTCAATCTAGCCCCGTTTGGCTGTTCCGCACTACCAGTTTAGTGCGCCGTTATTCAATTTTCGATTTGTACCTCTCGTACCATTCAAGGAAGTTTCCGAACAGTTCTTTTTCAGCTACGGCGCGAATTTCAGCAGCTTCAAATTTGCTGTCGAATCTTCCGAGATTATATTTATGTCCTCTGAATCTGATAGATGCTTGCCACTTCCCGCGTGATTTATCCCAATTCACGCCGACAATGCCCGATTTATTCGCTTTTGTGATCTTGCTGTGCAGCTTTGACGGCTGTGTTCCGGATACGAATGTTCCGCTTTCGTGAAGCCCCTCTATCCGCTTTTCCTCAAACGGCTTGCACTTTCCGCATGACTTCACATCGCCGCTTTGTAAGGCATCCGACCGCACAATGCACTCATTTCCGCAGTCGCATTTGCATCTGTAATATACACGGCGCGGATCATCTCCATTCGCACGCTCTATCACGCAAAGATTTCCGAACACCTTGCCATGCAAAGAAGCATTTGCCCTTGCACAGCCGCATGAAGTCGTGTGACCTCGTTTCAGATTGCTTGACAGAGCAATAGTTTCACGCCCGCAATCGCACATGCAGAGCCATTTCTTGTCACCAACATAGCTTTTTACTGTCAGTCTGCCGTATCGTTGCCCGGTTAGATCGTTAAGTTTCATTGAATCACTTCCAGTTTTTAGCGGTTAAACGCATTTTTCTGATCCAATAGCGTTGATTTTTGCTCGATAGCATCAGTCAGATTGAACAAATACGAATTTAGGTTCATTGTCCGTTGAAGAAACAACAACCGCATTGCTGTCGCCGTATTTGACCTCATTCAACGAATCCCTAAACTGTTTGCTATACTGCTGAAACAAGTCAAGATCAAATTCATAGTTTTCGTCATTCGGTTGTGGCATCTCTGCAAATGCTTTATTCATAAGCGTATCCGACTGTTCAAGTGACTTATCCCACGCCATAATCAGCATTTTCTGTTCAGGCACAGAATCGTCAAGTGCATGAATTACAGCGTCGTATTGTTCTTTCTTTGCATAATCAGTCTTTGCTCCTTCAATGTAAAATTCCATATCAATATCTTTTCCCGTGCAGTCTGTTCCGCTTCTCACGTAAGATGAAATGTCAACACAATAATTCCATATTCCTGTCAGCCAGTTTTGTGCAGCGTTCACATCATTGTCGGTATACTCCGGATCGGCAGTTGCCGTTGTTGTGCTTTCCATAATAGTGGTTGTGTTCACAGTTGTTGCAGCAGATTCGGTCGTTGCTGTTTCATCCAGAGCTGTGACGGTCTGTTCCGCCGTACTCTGTGCCGTTTCAGTCTGTCCGCATCCAGTCAGGATTGCCATACACAAAATCGTTGCAAATAGCAGTTTCTTCATGCTAATCACCTCATTTCTTCATACTCTCACGCATAGCCGCAGCGTTATCCGCTTTTATACGTTCAATTTCACTTTCCGGAATATATCGCTCTGTTTCGATAGGAGCGTCATCTTCCGATACAATCCATTCCGACTTATCCTCCCTGTTCTTTGGACGAACAACAATCTCAAAACCGAGCGCATCCAGCATCTTGAACAAAACGCTCATCCGCAGGTCAGACGGTCTGCTAAGCATCGTTGCAATGCTTGTCTTATTCGCATATCCAAGTTTTACAGACAATGCCGCTTGACTTTCGCCTGAACGTTTCAGTGCCGCTTTCACAAGTTGTTTATCGTTCATTCCGTTCAGCCCCTTTCGTGTATCTTAATTGCAGTATACCACAAATTAGATAATTTGTCAAGCCCCTTTTTCTTTTTTGCCGCGATTTTCGGCTTTTTGTTTTTGCGGGTGGGGAGATGGTTAAACAACGCATGTGCGCGGGTACATTATACCCCGCGGGGAGGTCTCGGCGTCATCGGCTCGGCGTCGCCGCACATCATCTAGAACGCCACAGGAGAGCCGGAGCGCCGCCCATTGGTACAGATACCGCATGCCATGCCTGAGCGCATACAGATCCACAGAGCGCAACACACAGCGCCGTAACTGCACACAGTGCCATGATACCAGATACAGAGCAGGAGAGCCTACAATCGCACGGGAGCAGCCCCAGGACGCAAGCCGGGGACAGTCGCCGCAGATCGTGCCGGACTGGATACCGACACAATACACTTGACTTTTTATCATGTGACAATACGACAGCTAGAGGATACAAAAAGGCATTGCTTTATCATCTGGTTTGTGGTATAATACAATCACAGGCAAGGGGGACACGGAACGAGAAAAGCCGGACGGCTAAACCGGATCGAACCGGAGGCGCGGCGAATAAGTCCGAATCACCTTGAAACAATCTGAATCATAACAGGCGAAACGCCGGGAGGGAATCACAATGAAAAAGACCATGCTTACATATAAGACGCTGGACAGATCTGAATCATAGCAAGCCGGAGCGGAGGCGGCAAACACTCCGCAGCAGTCCGAACAATACCGAATAGGAGGAAAAACAATGAAATATCATAAAATCAGAAATATTCCGCTTGAAGTCTGCACGGCGGAGCAAATGATTGCATATAACATTGCATTTGCTAATTATGAATGGATTAGAACAAGATGCTTTGATAATTGGCGTGACGAAATTAGAACAATTATCAGACGGTATAAGACTGATCCGAAATTCAAGCGGTATGATATGGATTTAGTGCAAAGTGCGCTGCTTTCAGGATTTGAACAATATGCGCGTTATCCGTTTATCGCTTCCGATTATGAGAAGATAGGAAAAGCGTTTCCGGCTTTATACTTTGATAAAGAGGTGATTGCATGAACACGGCGAACCTGTACCGCGCGCAGCAATTAGCGATAGCAGCGGCGATTGATGCCGGAGACTACAGCAAAGCAAGCGATCTTGCAAGGCAGGATATACGGGCATTCGCACCGCCTGAAACCGCCGCAAAAACTGGACACAATCAGACATTGACACCGCGCCGGAAATGCGGTATCATTAAAGCAATCAAGCGGCATGTGCGCCGCAAAATCAAAAATTATAGGAGGGCTAAAAAAATGATGACTATGACATTTGCACAGATGCTCGCAGAGTTGGAGCGCGGCAACATGGACTATACAGCAAGCATGATTGAGGACGCTGCACAATGGACGCTTACGGACGGATCCACGATCAAAACTTACAGTCTTGGCAGAGATGGCGGATTTGAGATCATCGGAAGAGATGCAAACGGCGCAGCGGTGTGCTATATCTGCGCAGATAGCGGATATGAGCAGACCGGCGCAGACCTTGACGCAATCGCCGATGCAGTCAAGCACGGAGCGCAAACGCTCGAACAGGTGTTTGACATGTGGGAAAACGGTCTCGGCGGGGATCCTTTTGATTTGGATTATTTGCCGGAAGATTACAAATAAAAGCAACAGCCGCCGGATCACTCCGGCGGCACAACAAGAGGAGGAAAAGAAAATGAAAAAATATAAGTGGGTTAAGCATTTTGAAAACTGGAATAACCGCGGATATTCGCTGCACGACAACACAACCGGGAAAAATATTGCATGGATCGAAGAAAACAATCACTGCGATTATACAGTACACGCAAGCGATTACATATTAGCAGCATACAGATATCCGCATACACGCGCCGAAACTATGGAAGCATGTGCAAAAAGCGCCGGAATCAATCCGGAAGAAATCGAAGAATACAAATAATAGCAGCCGCTCCGGAGCAATTCGGAGCGGTTTTATTTTGTCCGTGCATATCAAGACCGCGTAGCAAGCCAATACAGCGCCGTGCATATGGGCATAGTATACCGATACCAGCATATCACGACAAACGCCGCAGAGCGCAAAATAGAGCGCCCTGCGGCTATTGTTATGCCCTGGATAATTCCGGCTGAATACCCGCAAAAATGCCGCTTGCGTTTTAAGGTGTCTACCGTGCGTTTTAAGGCGGGTGTATATCGTGTTAGTATAGTTTGACCTTTACGGCATAAACCCGCCTGGAAAGTGGCATAGAATGCAAAATAGAACTATTCAAGCGGTATAAATTCGGAATGATATACAGATTATGCCCAAAACGATCCGCAGCGCCTGATATATCGGGATTGTATCAGACCGTCGAAAGAATACCGCCGGAATAATGCCCGGAACTATCGACCGCGCCGAACTGATACCAGACCGCCGAAACGATCCGGAACGACTGCGGACGGTATCAGCGGCGACTGTATCACGGCAGCAAATGCCGAACTATCACGCCGGAACGGTCAGCAGCTTGACAACTCCGAAAAGGTCAGCACTGCCGACTGTATCCAGATACAGCGCTATCATATCGACCGGACGAACCGCGCCGACACAATACCGCCGGAACGGTCAGCCGAAAAAGCAACGAACCGGAGCAACCCGCCGGAATCAGACCGCATCCAGCTCGGCAGACTCCCCCGAAATCCGCAAAAAAATCAAAAAAATCCGGAGCAGCCTGTGCCACTCCGGAATAGCTCTTTCTGCGCTTTCTGGAATTTTCAGATTTCTGTCTTTCTGCGCTTGCACATGATTTCCGGCATAATTCTTCTGTGATATGCCGTCACAGCAGCATGGCAGTCGTGACACAAACAAATCATGTTTTCTGGTTCTGCCGTACCGCCAAGTACAGCCGGGATCATGTGATGCCATTCAAGCCGTTCTGTCGCTCCACAGTTTGCGCAGCGTTCCTTCTTGTGATGCGTCGCAAAGAATCCGTGATCTTTATGCGGCTTGTCTTTCTGCGAATGATCCTGATAGGAATTCGCAACCGGTACATACTGCATTATGATCTGCTGTATCCTGCGTCTGCTCAATGGCTGATGATTTCTTGACATAAGGTCAGTCCGTTCTGTCGCAAGATTTCTGATCTCCGTTGTTGTCAATCCATGCACAAATGCCAATTCAAGAACGGTTTTGTCTCTGCTGTCCGGCATTCGCTTGATTTTTCGCACGATCTGCTTCATGCGTTCTTCTGGTATCGCTTTCCACATGTCGCGCCGCTGACGATCTTTTATATCTTCGTACATCTCTACCTCCAATATTTTGCTATTTTACACATCCCGAATTGCACATATTTAATCCGAATTGCGCCTATGATTTCATTGGTGAAGTACGCAGTTTATAAGTTTTTAACGTATCTTCTGAAATTTTCTCATTTTACCAAAACTTTAGTATTTGCACTTTGTTGCGAATTGAAAAATAATTGCAAAAATATTACTCTCTGTAAACACCTTTATGCGCAATATCTGATTACTTTTCGCCGTTTTCTGCGTCATCGTCAGCCGTGAAATTTGCCGGGATCGCATCGGCATATTTGCTTGCAAGCTGGTCTGGGCTTTCTGCGTCCTGTCGTGTTGTGATGTGCTCGACCTTGACGGCATCCTGCATCCCGTAGAAGTTCTTGCTTCGGAAGATATATGTGACCTGCGGTATCTTGCCTTTCTGCACCAATTGTGCGTCCAATTCCGCCAAAACAGCCACCGCTTTTTTGCAAATGTAAGACCGTGCATCGCTTGACTGATACCCACCGCGTTCCCAAGTATTGAAAGTCATGCGGTCAACACCGCAAGCAAGAGCAAGTCCTTCGACAGTAGGGAAAGCGCCGGTTTTGGGGAGATACTCTTGAAAATACCAATTGATAGCCTCACAGACTTGCTCGTCAGTAGTAGCGTGAGGGCGTTCAAAGAGATAATATGCTTTCTGCGCCATCTCAACGACCTCAGCGTCAGTAGCGGTGCAGTTCATTTCGGAACTAGGGACAAGCCGCATATTGTTTTTCTTAGCATTGAGCTTACGAGCAGCGTATTCAGCGGTTTTCTGAATGATCTCCTCTTGTGTTTTCGGTTTCTGTCCTGCGCCCATAGCATTCAACTCCTTTCCGCTGAAACACAGCGTTTAATTTTAATAGGCTAGCGCTTGATTTAAGAGGGGTTTGTGTCGCACTGCGACTTTTACCGTAAATTAGATACAAGCCCCGTTTTGTCAATGATTTCGCAGTCAAAACGCAGTAACGTCAACCGACTGTTTGATTTCATTTGCAATTTGCTTCATGATTTCGATATAATCACCGATCTGTTTTACTCCGGAAGAATCAGCAGCCTTGCGAGTAGCGTGTTTGATACAGCTTTCCAGAACGCCCTGAATTGTGCTGTAATAGCCAAGCTCTGTTTTGAAATCAATCAATTCATCTGACTTCTCGTTCGCCTTACCAAACACACCTTTCTGTCTCTTTCCGACTTCAAACAGAGTAAATCCGTTTCTGTCCTGCTCAAATCCATATCCCTCGATAATCTTAATCATTTGTATTTACCTCGCTTTCTGCGTATTGATAGTGAAGCCCATTGACAGGCAAATGGTGTTTGATGATGTTATAGCAATGTGGGATTGTGCGGTTCAATTCATCTGACATTGCGAACACATCATCGAACGTTTGTTTTGTTTCCTCACAAACGATCTTTCTGCGCTTCACTTTGCGGTCAGGTCTGGAAGTGTCTTGTCTAGGCAATGCGGTCACCCTCTTTCTGGTTGTTTTTGCGTTTCGGTCTGAACATGGTGTTTTCTGCTCCTTTCTGCGATAAATCGCAATATTTGGCAATTTCTTAATAATTAAAGGACGAAAAGGGACAATGCATATATGCCAAAAGGGACAATGGCGTGAAATCTAGCTTTCTGCGTTCTGATAGCCCAAGTTTTTGCATTTTTATTTTGTTTAGATTCACGCCGTTTGCCCCAAAATTTCAGCGAACAATGCATTTTTCTTTGATTTTACGCACTTTATGTGCTTATCAGTTTTTGCTAGTGCCATCAAAAAGGGACAATGTATTATATATATATTTATATATTATATAGTTTGTATTATATTATATAAACTTAAAGTTTAATACTCTATATTAGTTTAATATAACTTATAGTTCTTATAATATAATATTATATATATCAATAAGAATATATAGTATTATATAATATATATGTAATATGGGCACTTTTAGCACAGTAAAGCGTGAAATCATTTGTCCTGTTTTATTATTCCATCAGGATCAAGCATTTTTCTCACAGCTTTTGATTCTCCTCTCATTTTGTTTGCAGCTTTTCTAATTCGTTCGATATTTGGATTTTCGTTCATGATGTGACTGTAATGGATTTCTGTAGCTATCATTTCTGAATACATCGAAACGATTTTCATAAACTGCCAGAACTTTTTTGACATAATATGATTGTCTTCTTTTGATGCCGCTAATTCATTGCGAACATCATTGAAACTATCAATAGAATATCCTTGCCCAGCTTTACGAAATCCGCATCCGTTTGACATATCCTGCACGCCTATTTCGCAGGTCAAAACAATTTGCCCGTCACAGTTCTGATAAGATACTCTGTGCGTACAATTTCTGCACAGTTCACAGTCATATTTTTTATTGATTAAAGAATGTTCATGTACATGCATCCAATCACTCCTTTCTGCATAAATTCAGCGCATATCATTCAGACGCACTACAATGCGATTTGCGGCGGGTTTCTCCGGCTCGGTATGTTTGAACTTGAACGCCGGAGAAGCCGCTTGTTGATTGCGCTAGACCGTCAAAACAACGTGTACTGTGCAAAGTGCTGTTCCATTCTCTCCTTTGCGGCTTTGTAATACGTTTCATCGAGTTCAAAGCCGATAAAGTCAAAGTGCAGATCGTGACAGGCAATCAGGCTTGACGCTGATCCGACATGAGTGTCTAGTATTTTGTCGCCCTCTTTTGCGTATTTTGACAGCAGCCATTTGTATAGAGCAACAGGCTTCTGCGTCGGATGTATTCGGCTCTTGCTTTCTTTTGGGCTGTTATATGAGAATATCTTTGCGGGTACTTTACAATTCGTCCATGCCATTTCGCATTGCGCAAAGCTGAAATCCTGAGGATTGACTTTATCCCAAATGATAAAGTATTCGCTTTCCGGTAAAGTAAAGTTGTTGCCCCCCAGATAATTTGATGTTTTGAAACGCGGAACAACTCTGAAAAATACTGTTCTGTCGGCTTTGTATTGTTCCATTGCCCTGTTTCATCTCCGTATTTGTTGATAACGCTGCCACCGTGCTTGAATCTTTCCAAACCATACGGCGGATCTACAATCGCCAAATCAAAATAGCCGTCAGGAAACTGTTTCATTCCGTCCATGCAGTCCATGTTGTAAAGCTCATTCAGCGGCAACATTAGAACCCCACCTCCGTCAATTTCTCAGCCATTTTGACAAGTCCAACATCACCGGTCAGCAGTTCGATGATCTTTGCCGCACCGACCGCATTGCTTTTTGCTGCTTCTGAGACTGAATTCCAGACATCACCCGTTTCAATGCACCTGATCTTCCTGATCGTTGGCATTCAGGTAACCTCCTTTCTGCTCAGTCTTTTTTGTTGTTTTTCTGTCAAATTCGTGTTTAATATTTTCAAGACAAGAAACAAATAATACACACCAAATGACATACAGAGCCGCAATCAAAATCACAAATATTACAAATTCATCCATTGCTCTCCACCTCAATTCCCAAAATATCACATATCGTCCTCGCCGTGTCAGCTTTATCGCAGAATCTCCACTCTACGCCGTATTTTTCCGCCATTGTGCGCATAATCTTTTCCAGCCGGTCAGACGGCACAGGCGGTTTTTGCGTTTCCTGCATCCGCTGCGTCATGCGGTTGTATCGCTTCATGCGCGGATTGTTCCACTGCTTCACATCGTCAAGCGTCTGGATGCTGGATTCCTCTACGAGAATCACAAGCTGGATTCCTGCATCACGCGCAGCAATCAATTCACGCCGGAATCTATCGTGATCCTGAATCAGATTGCCGTAAACCTCATGCAGCCCTTGTTTTGTATCAACGCAAACCGTCATGTTGTCAATTCGTGTATAGTCACCAACGAATAACTTTGACCTCACCACGTTGATACCGAGCTGCTGAAATCCGTCCAGAACGTGATTGTGCTTGCCTGTCTGTTCTCTAGTATCCTGTATGATAGTCACGATACCACCTTCATTTCAACACAACTTCCTCTCTGCCAGCGTAGCACCTTTTCCAAAGCGGATTGACTGAAAAATCGTGATGTTCTTTCCACTTTGTCGGATTCCTTTTTGCTGACTCCCGTGCTTTTTTAAGATGGTCTTCAATCCATCCTGTATCTTCATACAGTTTTATCGTGCCCATAGCATCCACTTCTGTACACCTCCACATCTTTCTTGTACTGCGGTGTATCAACGTACCCGCAGCAGTTCTTTTCCGGGCAAAAACCTCTATAAACGCATTCTCGCACCATGACGGATGCTAAGACAGGATCATCTTTCGCAATCTCGTTCTTGACTTCCGTCCATGCTTTTCGCGTTTCCGGAGCAGCCTGCATGCACAAGCGCTTTCTGCTGATATTGATAAGAGCCTGTGCATTTGCTTCACATTCATGAGTCACGGGAGCATCCTGTGTCTTTTCGGTGCGGTCGATTCCTGTGCGGTCTGCGCGCTGTGTGCTTACCCAATGCTCAATGCCGAATTTGTGCCGTACGAAATGTACCGATACCCAATACGGAAGGTCAACCCACTTCCACCGTATCCGCAGACGGCGAATAGGCGAATGCTCTGCAAGTAGGATTTGCTTTTTCCACTTGTCATCCGGGTACTTCCCTGCGCCGTCTTTCCCAATTGTAGACCGCGCAGCTTCTTTCACCGATTCCCACGAATCGGCAAACTCTATCCATTTAATCACTTTCAATCACCTCTTATCAGTCTTTCAGCTTCTTTCTGATGTTTCCAAACACACTCTTGCGTGCATGATCCAACATCTTCCGTGCAGTCTCCGCACATCACGACAAGTTCTTTGATCGCAAGTGCAAGCAGCTCTCTAAGCCTTTTATTGTCTGAAATCAATTTTTCGACCTCATCCATATTTCTCACCACCTTTTAATACCTTTCCCAAAGTTCCACGCCGCATCGCTTAGCAAGTGCCTTTGCTTGCTTTGTAAATGTGCTATTTGTGGCAACTGCGGCACGGGATGCACCGTAATACTGCCGCGCCGCATTAACTTCCTGCACAGCCTTAACGCCGACCGGCTTTGAGTAGTGCTTGCACTGGACAACGATCTTGCTGAACATGAATCCGCGCGCAATCACATCTGCACCAAAGTCATTGCTTTTCCCGACATGCTCAACAAACATCCAGCCATGCCACCGCATCTTGGATGCAACATGCAACTCATATGCCGTTCCGTTTTTTCGTTGTCTCACCGATCATCACCTGCAATTCTTCGACCCGTGCCATAGTTTCACGGAGTTTCTGCCGGAGCAGCGTATTTTCGTCTTCCAACGCCTTGTTGTGCTCTCTTATGATCTTGTTTTCTTCTCTTGCCTTTCTGCGCAGTTCTCGCAAGCACTCTGCTGTTTTTTCGCGTTTCACTTCGATTGCACACCTTTCGCAATACTTGCGCGGGACAGCAGCAAAATAGTTTTCTATGTGCATTTCTTTCCCGCACCTTGCGCACTCTTTAACCACTGCCCCGCTTTCATCGTATTTCATAGCACTCCCCTTTCAAAAATCCAATTTCGACTTGTTTTTCTTTCTGCTTTTCTTTCTGCGCATTGTGATAACCTCATTCATATTCATCGTAGGTGAGGTGGGTTGCGATTGCATAAAGATCAAATATCCGCTGCATGATTTCGGCGTTAAGCTGTTCACGCTCTGCCGCTGCAAGTTCCAGCAGGTGAGTGCTGCTTGCGCTCTGCCCATCTGCCAAAAAATCAAATTTTCGGTCAATGCCGTCAGTTCCTTGCCATTCCATCCGGAACGCCCTTATAACCTCTGTCGGCTTGCACAAACGGAGATCAATCATCATGTTTTCCAGTGCTTCCAGTTCATGCATCTTTTCATTAAGCTCGTGCACTTCCTTTTGCATCCGGATAGAATCGACCGTTTTTGATTCTTGATCTTCTTCTGATTTCGGATTCAGCATCTTGTATATAACCCGCCCTATAGCAATGTCAATCGCAAGGCAAATCAAAACAAGTATTACTCTTGCACTCATCCTTCCTGCTTCATCCTTTCAATCTGCCGATTTAACTTGTAATTGATGCGCTCATTCACAATATCGAAATCGAGTTTGTGCAGTGCGATCATCTGCTGGATCATGATTTCGACATCTGCGATTTCGTCAATCAGATTGTTTTTCCAGTCAATTCCGCGTTGGCTCTGCCGACGTGTCAGGACACAAAGCAGTTCACTTAATTCTGATATCGTCTGCGCTTCCTGCTGTTTCGATCCGTAGTGTTCAGCGATATCCTCGCACCTTCTTTTTTGCCCGACCGTCATTTGCACCACACTCCGTTATTAGTCATGTTACTCCCTCGCTTTCTTCACACGGTATCTTGTCAACTGCTTGTAGCTTTTGAATCGGTATTCGTCAACGGCTTTCTGCTTTTCAGCTTTCTTCTGCTTTGACGCTTCTTCTTTCCAGTCTTTATACACTTTGCATTCAGCATGACACCCTGCGCTTCTGTAATCGCAGTCTCTGCACGGAGATTCTTTCTTTGCAGTCATGCGCTGCTCAAATTTTCTGCACGTTTTCCCATCCTCTCCGACATGCTTAATATCTGTGAGATTTGGTTTGTCAATCACTGCAACAGAAGCTGTACAGTCTCCTCTGTAAAACCATGTGCAATCTTTGCAGGTCATTCATTTTCACCTCCTTCCAATGACCCGGATTTTGCTTCTTCTCTCTTATTCCACAGTTCAGCCGCTTTGTCATTTGCGCAATACTTTAATGACGGATCTATCATTTTTGTACGAGCTTCGCAGTTTGTGCATACGACATATGCTTGTTCAAATGCGAATCCAACATATCTTTTGATTTCTGCTTTACATCCGCAAAACGGGCAAGGCTTTAGCTTGATTTCAGCCATTGTTCTTCCCACCTTTCTTTTTCCGATCCTGCTGTTTCTTCCACTTATCCTGTCTGCGCTGTTCCATTGCGTTCACTGCGCATATTTTGCCGTTATCAATCAATCGCAA